TTGGTGGATGGCAACCCCAGCGCAGTTAAGGTAATTGAATACGTTAACCCATACGAGGGAATACAAGAGTTCAAAAATAAACTTGCACTGGACTATGAATTGTTTAACGGGTTTGCGTATGAGGTACATTACAACAAAGTGGGGCAAATTTCTGCACTTTACCACGTAGATTTCAGCAACATTCGGACACTTGACCACGAAATCTATATGTATGCCGATGATTGGAAAAAGGCAAAGCATGAGGACATGAAGCATTATGCCCCGTTCAATCCAAATAAGGCGCAGCCGATGGAGGTACAATTATTCTACTTCCGTGAATATGCACCTGCCTTGGGTGTTTATCCGCTTCCACCTTATCAGCATTGTTTGCAGTATATTGAAATCGATGTTGAGATAGCCAACTTCCACAATAACAACATCCGCAACGGGTTTGCCAACGGCACACTGGTTCAGTTGTTCAAAGGACAGCCGACAGAGGAAATTGCCTTTAACTTTGAGCGCAAGTTCAAGCAGAAAACAACCGGCACGGACAATGCAGGTGGTGTGCTTATTCAGTTCAATGAGATGAACGAAAAGTCTGCGGAGATTGCACACCTGCAACCGAGCGACATGGACAAACAATTCCTGCAACTGAACGAAACGGTACAGGATGAAATCTTTATCGGCCACAACTTCCCGAAAATTCTGCTCGGTTACGCAACCGAAGGCGCACTTGGTCAGCGTAATGAAATGATTGAAGCGTATGAACTTTTCCACAAATCATACGTAAACAAGCGACAAGTAAAACTTGACACTTGCCTTGAAAATACCCTTGAATACGTTTACCCCGGTATTGAATTAGATACAAAAGACAGCGACTTTCTCGGTGTTGATTACGTTGCATTGTATCAATTTGGCATTGTAAGCCGTGAGGAAGCACGTGAAGCACTCGGATTGCAAAACACAACCATTCAGGCGCAGAAGTTTGACGGTCACACTTGCGAATTTCACAAATGGTCGGATAATGACTTGTCAGTTTTTGCCAAATTTGGGGCTGATGAAAGCGAATTTGAGGAAGTGAAATTAACATTTGAACTTACCACCAAAGAAAAAAGGGTACTGGCTGTGGTAAATTCCGATGAAAAAGCCACATTGAAAGACATTTCCACCGCCACCAAAATAGGCGAAGAAGAAGTCATCAAGATTTTGAAGCAGTTGCAGGACAGCGGAAAGATTAACTGGACAAACAATGCAATCAAAATTACCGACATCGGTAGGGGTGAAATTGCCGACACAGAACTGCCCAAACTTGAACTGCGATACAAGTACGATTTAGACCCTGATGCGTTGCCATTGCAACCCGGTGGAAAAAGTCGTGAGTTTTGCCTTCGTATGGTGGACATGGGCAAACTTTACACCCGTGAAGAAATCGACCAGATGTCTGCAATTTTAGGTTATAGCGTATGGCTTCGCAGGGGTGGGTGGTACACCGTGCCTGAAAGCGAACCACCTTTGCATATTCCGCATTGCAGACACGAATGGAAACAAAGAATAGTAAGGAGAAGAAACAATGGCTAATTTCGCATATTTTGTAAGTGAGCAGGATGTCAAGAAGAACACCCCTATCGATGAGAATGTCGATAGCAAGTTGCTTCAAACTGCCATGCGTACCGCACAGGATGTTTATATCCGTGATATTTTGGGCAGCACCCTATATGACAAGATTTGTGATGACATTAACGGAGCCGGGCTTGGTGGTAATTACTTGACATTGGTCAATAAATACGTTGCACCTTGCCTGTATCACTACGTGATTTTGGATAGTATGCTTCCATTGACCTACAAAATGATGAATAAGTCAGCGGCAAGTCGCGGAGCAGAAAATGCAAATGCGGTGGATGTTGACCAGCTTCGCATGATTGAGCAGCGTTACCAAAATAAAGCGGAATACTACGCTGAAAGATTGCGTTTGTACCTTGCCGAAAATGATACACTTTTCCCCGAATACCAAAACCCTGCAAGTGGCTTGGATGTAATCAATCCACAAAACCAGTACTTATTTGGTGGGTTTTATCTGGGCGAAGATGATGACTATAAATTTTTACGTGGTTTCTTTTCATGAATAAAGTCAGGACAAAAAACGAAAACAAACTGAAAATCTACTTAAATGGTAACAATCAACCAACTACTGGAAGCACTCGAAACTGCGGGAAACAACCACAAGCAGATAAAGGCAACCATCGTAAATATTGAGCCGAATATCAATACAAGCGGTGAGCAGCTTTATCCGTTGATGCGGATTTTTCCTGATGGCAGTCAGGTGACCGTTGACAAGGTGATTTATCGCTTTGCGATTGCCATTGCTGACAGGCACAGAGAAGATTTTACCGATGCGGTAGAGCGCATCAGCGATATGCACACGGTCATGCTGGACATTTACTCAATGCTACGTTATGTGTACCGAAACAACATCGCAGGAACATGGGTAATCAACGACAGCATTACCCCATTTTATGACGCCCAAACGGACATCGTTAGCGGAGTTGCAGCCGTTATCGAATATCATTGCCCAAATTTGAGAGATTACTGCGACACCCCCAATAACAATTTAACATTCCCAACAATAGAATAAAATGAGTACAGCAACAGAATTTATGAGCGGCTTCACTGGCTGCAAGGTATTATCAGGAACAGGCGCAAATACCGGCCGTTGGCAGGGTTTTGTAGTTAACGCAGATGCAGTTGTTTCCGCTGCCCTTGACAAAGCAGGTAGCAGCGTAATGACAACCCTTGGACTGACAGGTGTAACCCTGAAACAAGGCACGTTTATTTCGATTTCCGAAGGTGATTGGTTCAGCAGCATTACACTGACAAGCGGAAGCATCGTAGCGTATAACGTATGATAAGGATTGGTGTTCGGTCATTTGTAGCGGCAGGCGGTGGCACTGATGCCGATGCACAAGCGTTTATTGATGCTGCCGGGATAACTGATGCAACACAGCAATCAGCCATCAATACGTTGGTAACTGACTTGAAAGGTTATGGCATTTGGACAAAGATGAAAGCACTTTATCCTTTTGTTGGTGGCACTGCTACAACCCATAAATGGAACTTGAAAGATCCAAGAGATTTAGACGCTGCGTTTAGATTGGTGTTTTCAGGCGGGGGGACGCATGGTTCAACAGGTGCAACTCCAAATGGAACTAATGGTTATGCAAATACTTATTTTGCTGCTAATACATTAAGTTCATCATCTGCACATTTATCTTTTTATTCACGTTTAGATACCGTTGCAGGTACAAAATGTGAAATGGGTGTTGCTCAATTAGTATTACCAAATCCAGAAGCATCATTATTAATTAAAGAAACAGGAAATTTATCAACACCTATTTTAGGTAACAATTTATATCCAAATGTTTCAAACACAAATTCTACCGGGTTTTATATTGCAAGAAGAAATGATGCAACCAATGTAATACTTGATAAAAATGGAACTAAAAGATTAACAGGCGCACAAAATACAGGATTGCCGCCTTTTCCAGTTTATATTGGCGCACAAAATAGAAACAATACAATTGTATCAAGATATAGTGATAGACAATGCGCCTTCGCTTCCATCGGTGACGGCCTAACCGACACCGAAGCCGCTAATTTTTATACCGCAGTTCAAGCATACCAAACAACCCTTTCACGAAATGTATAAACTATCCGAAATAGCACCCGAAAATTACAGCCAATATGTAGGGCTGTTGACTGAAACTGACAAAGATTTGATTGTCGGACAATGGTACATGGATGACAGCTATTTTAACCCCATTCAGGACAATGACGATAGGTGGGTGATTTCCGTTGAAGAAATCAGTCAGTGCGTTAACCCTGATTTTATGTGGGTGCAAAACCTGCCACTTATTCCATACGTTCCTAAACCTGCACCGCCATTCCCCTGATGAAAAACGAAACTGAAACCATCGTAGGTAGTTGGCTGTTATGGTTAGCTGGTGCTGCTGCAAAATTGCTGCCATTAATTCAATTCCTGTCATTCACCGCTGCCCTTGTTTTATCCTGCATCGGCATCTATAAGTTTTTCAAGTATGGCAAAAAGTAAGGAGATAGTAAAATGGCAACCGAAAAGCAAACGGAAACTGGGCAGACA